ACGATATTGAATCATCCGCGGTGGCTTGTTGTTAGCTATGTCCGGTTCATACTTATCGGCTTTCACAAAACTTGTGATTTTGGTCTTGATGTGGTTGTCACGGTGTGTCTTATTGTAACGTTGCACCAAGAGCCGATATTTTGGACCCATAAACTTCCGGATATATTCCATTGAATCGGAGAATTCAACGTATCCTTGGTTTGCTAGCTTATCCATGGTTAACAGTAGTTCGTCCATCCACTGATGTTGGGTTAGGCCCATCAAGTAGTCAGGGTTGAGAAACACTGTGCCGTGTTCGGTGTGCTGAAGCCATTCGGGCTCCGGGTTGTTGTCTAAAAGATGGCGGGCGGTTAAGCCAACCAACTTATTATAGTGACAGTTGTGATGAGTCACTATTTCCGGAGCGGAATAGCCTCGTGGAGCCAAGAGCTTCCTGGTAAACCCGGTGTGTTTGCACACATCCGGGCCCCATTCCATCTTGTGTCCTGGAGCTATTTCGCCTAAACCCAGGGGTGAGCAAACCCCCGGGCGGCGGAATTCCTAGTCTTCTAGGCTACGCTCCTTAGTGCCTCCCAGCCATCCCATGTAATAGCTCCAGAAGAGTCCGAGGAGCATAGCAACCTCGGTCTCTAGGCCTGATGGTAGAGCTATCTTCACCGCCATAGAAACTAATTTCGTCAGGACAGGCGAAACCCAGCTTATGCCAGGCATAGATGACGATAGAGCACGGATAATCATAGAACATCCGGTTTGGATAATCCATGCTGCAACGGGAGAAGTTGCCATTGAGGCAAACAGGATGGAAAAGGCAAGGGTGACAACGATTTTCACCACATGTGGGGCATGCCAAACTTGGAAAGCCCTCTTCGTCAGGAGGCGGTACAGACGCCTCCTCTCGGTAAAATCCTTATCGCTGATGGGAGCGATTAACGTGCGATCGAATGAGGTAATCTGCATCGCATCGTAGGCGCACTGCTCAATGAGTTTCACAGTCTGGTATTCTCTGTGTTCCTCTGGAGTGAGATCAAATTTGGCCAAGATCTGTCTAGCCAAGTTCGCTGCTCTCATTCCCGCAGTGGCATCCCGGGAGAAACCAACTACTTCTCGTCGGACATTGAGTGTCACGTCGAGCCAGACCTCATCACAAGTCGGTCTTGGTTCCTCCTCTTCTTCTACCGAGCCCTCGCCTTTCGACTCGCGCGTTAGTTGTTT